ACTAATTATCTTCATTGTATTTATCTATTAGGGTGATAGGTTTTCTCTATGAGGTCAGGTTATATACTGACAAATAGTATGTAAACGTCAGGTTGCGGCTCGTATTAATTGCTTATCTTTGTAGCATGACTAAGGAGAAACTACAACAACGTATAACTGATTTAGAAGTGGAACTGATAAAATCGGAAGCTGCGCTTCAGGGATATAAGGAAGGGGAGAAGGCGAAGAGCGCCGACTACACCAAATACATCCTTATGGCTGTTGCAGGTATAGAGGGTCTTATCCTAGCAATCGAGAGGATAGTATAATGGAGATAAAAACAAAGGAAAGCCTACTGTCTAAAATATCCAAGAGCAAGGCTTATGAATGGCTCTACGGAATAACCAACACTACTGTAGAGGTTACTCTAAAGGATGGCGAAAAGAAAGTTAGCTTTAAGCCTGAATCAGAATTATTAAAACATTTGCAAGAGCAGAACAAAGAGGTAGTACAGATTATCAAAGAAACTGCACAAGCAGTCACATGGCTTCTAGGAGCTGTGTATCTTCTTAAGCAAATCTTTTTTGGATAACGATTACATCAGCGCGGGCAGAGATTCGCTACCTTAACTAAGTGCCGCCGATGTTAGAGCCCATTACTTCCCCCCGTCGTGATGGGTTCTTTTTTTCACTACCTTTACAGCATGGAAAAAGTAAAAGCATTTTTAACACAGTTCGGTCAAGGTATCGGATGTGCAGCAGTAGCAGCAGGATTAGTTAGTGCTAGCCTACCTACAGCTTTGTTCTTTGGATTGTTCGCCGCAGTAGCCTTATTCATAGGCGCTAAATTTGTGGACAAACTTTAATACCTAAACCTTATCTTTATAAAAGTCTCGGAATTGTAAAATTTCGGAACGCTAACGCGTTTAAAAGAAAGGAGGTGGTAAGTATCTACGAAGAACCCTTGTGAGAGCAGGGGTTTTTCTGTATATTAGATATATGATATACACAATACTAGCAATACCATTCGGAGCAGCATTCATATATAACTATACGGCCTCTATTATAGCAAAGAAATGTTTTAGAGCGCCTACGGAAGAAGAAGCGGAAAACTTTGGTTTAACAAAAGAGCAGGCTGAGGAGACGAAGTTGTTTGAAGTTGAGAAAGCGGGACGATATTTAGCTGTCATGGCTGTCTCGTACTACCCTGCTTATCCGATACTTATGGCTCAGAAATGGTTAACAAAGTAAAAAATATAATCGCTACCTTTGTATTTGTAATAACACTCAGGTATGAAACGGTTTCTAAATGGAAATGGCTTCAAGGCGCTCGCAAAAGTCTTGATGCAGCACGTCTTCGCAACAAAACTACGGTTTTGTCTGTTCTGCTTGGAGTACATCTTATTCATACAACCACCCATGAGGGAACTAGAGAGGGACTTAAGAAAAGTGGAAAGCTCGGAAGCTCCCTACTTACAAAAGTGGGCTCACAGAACGTATCGGAGGTATTTCTCTTAGTACCTAATCTCCTCTTCTCCCTCTATCTTACGATAGGTACGCTGAACATTATGGCGACCTTTATGACTTACAGACAACTTCTGAGCATTGCGCCTTATGTTGAAATGTATGTCAACGTCTTCACCGTTCTTGCCTACACCGAGATATTCTTGAAGGTAGCCTTTCTTCTTCAACGGAAGAATAATACGCTCGTATAGCTTCTTGCGGCTTTGTCCGTATGATTCTGCAGCCCAAGTAATCTCAAAGAACTCTAAGTCATAAGCAAACATCAAGAACTCCAACTCGGCTCTTGTTAAGTCTGTATACTTTACCATATCCCTAATAGACAGGTTGTAATACTTGAGGTAGTTCCTCTTAACGTATTTGTCCTGTAGCGGTAGGAACGCACGGTTCAGCTTCTTCTTATGTAGCTTGCTCTTAGGCATTTTATTTTGTATATTTGTAGTATGGGTATAAACCCAATTAAATTAAATATACAGAAATTATGAGTAATTATCAAGATGCTCCACAAGAGTTTTTTGAGGAAGTAGCTGAGAAGCTAGAGGGCATTAAGGCCATCGTGCAGAAGTACGACCTCGAAGACCAATGGGTTTCCTGTTTCATAGGTGGTATCTACACCGAAGGAGAAGAAGGTGAAGCAAAACTAAAGACAGTATTAGATTATGTAGTAGCAGACGAAGAGGAACTCGATGAGGTTCTATCTATCGCTGTACAATACTACCAACAGATGGACTCACCGTCTCTACCTACAGACCTACGTGATACGGAGGATTGGACTTCAGAGGATTGGATGGACTTCATCAACAAAAACACAGACGAAGATGGAGCAGCCAATTAGAAAAATTATATCAGGACGTGACCCAAAGAATGGGTTCGCCTTTGTCGTAGGACAAAAAGTATACGGAGGTGGAGAAATCCACGCTATCGCAGTAGATGGTCGTGCAGAGCAACTTTACGGGCGCTCACGCTACCTTATATATGTAGAGAACGAAGACGGAGTAATCCTATGGAAGGCTATTGAGAATATGCCTGTTATTGTTGAATATGATATAGAGCTAGGATAATGAGACCATTATACGATTTCATAGTGCACGTCCCTAAGTTGTTCGGAGATACTGTCGAAGTAGCAGGGATTGAACTTATTAAAGACACCCGTTGGGATGACTTCAAGGGGCGTGTATCTTATGGTACTATTAAAGCTATTCCCGCTAAGGCTGATTTACCTGAGTCAGTTAAGGTTGGGGATACTTTAGTATTCCATCACCACGTGAACCAACAACCCGAGAAGTACGGAATTGGAGAAGACCACTACCTAGTAGCTTGGCATCCAACCGAGATTAACGGGCAGGCTTACATGGTTATACATGAGGATGACTCTGTTACCGTTTTAGGTGATTGGGTAATCTTAGAGGCAACAGAAGATAAAGAGGTTGATGTTGTTAGCGAAGGCGGCTTGTTCTTAGGAACTGAGTTGGTTGAAGCTAAGCAGGAGGCCAAAGTATTATACCCTAGCGCAGGAACAGAAGAACTAGGACTAGAGGTTGGAGACCTTGTTATGTACGGTAAGAATGCCGACTACAGAATTACTCTACCCGATGGTTCTCAAGTATTCCGTATGAAGCCTGCTTATATATTTGCAGCTTATGTCTGATTTTAACTTTACATTGAACGCAGCGGAAAACCTGCTTAGGGCTACCGAGAAAGCAATCAATAATATGATAGAGGAAATAGAGAAGCCCGTCGACCAAGAGGTCACGGGCTCTGCTCGTAAAGCCGAACTAGCCTCAATAAAGCAGACAGCAATGGATGCTAAGGAGCTGTTGGTTGTTAGACAGGATATAGAGCAAATGATTAAGAACGCGAAAGAGACGGGTACTATAGAAGAGGAGCAAGACTTCGGTGGCGGATTCGCAGAACGCTTCAGTAAGAGGTAATTTGTTCAAACATTTAATTAATATATTAAACGTATATTTGTACGTTGTACAATAAGGTATGGCAGGTTTAAAGAATATAGAAGGGTATGAGCAAGAAGTCATTAACATATGTCCTAACGATACGATGGGTGAAATCATCGAGTTGGAAGGATTGCTTATACAGCTTCCTAGTGAACCCTCTGATGATGAAACGTTGTTTTCCTCTAATAATAGGGATGAGCAGTATTGGAAGCGTCAAGCCCTGCCGTCGGCCATCAAGGGGATTCGCTCTATGGATGAGTGGGCGGAGCAGCCAAGTAACTTTCGCAAGGCCTATCGTCCATATATCGAGCAAGAGTATAAGCGTAGGTCTGAAGGGGTTTGGATTTACATTGATGGTAAAAAAACTTACATAACAGGAACACATTACTTCATGCTTCAGTGGGTGAAGATTGATGGTTCATTCTACGGGGACTACCTCGCATTTCAACGCAAACTATTTATTCACGCAGAAGCCTGTAAGGTTGACCCACGATGTGTAGGTCAGTTGTTTACTAAGTGTAGACGTTCGGGATACACCAACATGGCTGTTGCTACTTTGTTAGCAGAGGGGACAGTGGTGAAGGACAAGGTATTAGGCATCATGTCTAAGACGGGTGGGGATGCACGTGATAACGTCTTTATGAAAAAGGTGGTATCAATGTATAGACACTTTCCTTTCTTCTTTAAACCTATTCAAGATGGTTCTACTAACCCTCGTGTCGAGCTTGCTTTCCGTGAGCCTTCGAAAAAGATTACTAAAAACAATAAGACAGCTCAGACAGGTGAGGCACTGAACACGATAATAAATTGGAAGAACACAACCAACAATGCATATGATGGTGAGCGCTTGTACTACCTATTCCTCGATGAGGCGGGTAAGTGGGAGAAGCCTGCTGACATACGCGAGGCTTGGCGTATTAACAGAACCTGTTTGATTGTAGGTCGTAAGATTGTGGGTACTGCATTAGTAGGCTCTACGGTCAACCCTATGGCGAAAGGTGGCGAACAATATAAAGACCTTTGGAATGACTCAGACCCAACGCAAAGAAATGCAAATGGCCGTACACGGTCTATGCTCTACCGTATATTCATCCCCGCTTACGAAGCGCTTGAAGGATTCTTCGACAAGTTCGGAAACCCAATTATTGAAGACCCTGAAACTGCTGTTGAAACTTCCGACGGTGAGCTAATCGACTATGGTGCAAGGACTTACCTAAGCAACGAGAGAAAAGCCTTAAAGAACGACGCTAACGAATTGAACGAGGTTACTCGTCAGTTTCCGTTCTCTACACAAGAAGCGTTCCGTGACTCGGTAGAAAGTAGTCTGTTTAACCTAGGTAAGATATACGAGCAGAAGGAGTACAACGATATGATGTACCCTAGCCCTGTAGTAAAGGGTAACTTCCATTGGAAAAGCGGAGTCATGGATTCAGAGGTTGTATTTGAGCCGTCACCCGAGGGTAGATGGACTCTATCATGGCAGCCAAAGAAGGATAACAGAAACATAAAGTCAAAACACCGTAACGGACATTATCAAGCCCCACACGGAAACCTAGGTGTAGGAGGAGTCGATAGCTATGACCTTGACGCTACTACTGATGGTCGTGGCTCTAAGGGTGCTTGTCACTTCTACAACAAGTTCAGCATGAATGGAGCTAGCAATGTATTCGTAGCAGAGTACTGTTCGCGCCCACCAATGGCTAAGATATTTTATGAAGACGTATTGATGGCGGCAGTATACTTCGGCTACCCAATCCTAATCGAGAACAACAAATACGGTATAGCTCGTTATTTTGAGGAGAGAGGGTACTTGGAGTATCTGCTTGACCGCCCTGAGCATTTAGGGGGTGGAGCATCTAAGTCTAAGACTAAAGGTATACCATCTACCTCAGCGGAAGTTATACAGGCTCACGCTATGGCTATAGAGGC